CTTCAGCACCTCCTTGGACATCATCTCGCCTTTGAAGTTGCCGTTGCCGGTGACGAACTTCTTGAGTTGCTGAGGGGTGACGAGGGTCGGGTAGGCCCTCCGGTCGTCGGTGGCGAACTGGCCCAGCACGGCTAGCTTGATCGCTGCTCCCACCTCACCGGAGGCGTGTTGGCCGTAGCGTTCAGCCATCGAGTATCCCTCCATGGCGATGCCCTTGATCCAGTTGCCCCTGGTGTCCAGCTTCTCTAGCTCTGCGCCGATCTCGGTCATCAGCCGGCGCAGGCGTAGTACCCCCTTGGGCATGGTGCCTTTGGGCTTCCACGCCGCCACCAGGCCCCCGGTGGGCGACCAGGCCACCAGGGCACAGTTCTTGGATCCAGGATCAATCCCGATGTAGATGTCAGTCATGCCAGAACAACCTCACTGCCGGGACGCAGGGATCGCCCCCGTCTTCCCACTCAGCGTCCTCTTCCTCGCTGGAGGGCAGCCCATCATGAGTGTTACAGACAGGGCTAGAGCAGTACCCCTCCTTCATACCGATCTCCAGCCACTCGTCAAAGGTCAGAGTCAACCCAGAACCACCTGGCCCAGTCATTGCCGTGTTCGTCGGACCACTCGCGGCACTGGGGGCAGACTTCCAGGTGCCGCCGGATGAGTCGCTCATGAGCGTTGGCCGCTGAAGGCAGTCGTATGTCGGTCGTGAACACCATGTGAGGTGGCCCCTCGTTCGATTCCCACATCGGGTACCGCCCTAGCTTCTTCACCGCTGATCCTCTCGATCTCCCGGTTGACATACCAGGCTGCCTTCCTCAGATCCTCCACCGGGTCCACCCCATCCTTGAGGCCTGCCCGCCACAGGTACTTGATGGCGTTGCCCACGTTGAAGTTGTAGTGCTCCACGATGCGGATGCACTCGACACCTGATGGGTGGCTGCCGTAGTGCGGAGGATGATTGACTAGGTCGGTCATCGGTGCTCGGGGACTTCGTACTTGGCGTGGATGTCGGCATAGACCTGGGCTGTCTCCCTGGTGGCGTAGTTGCCTCCGCAGTACCCGCAGTACTCACACTCAAAGGAAAATCGCCCCAACATCTTGCCCTCCACCACCCAGGTTTTCACCACAGTTCATTCTCCAGGCGGATGAAGCGGTGCTCAGGACAGATACGGTCGCGACGGTTGCGGCGGATGCCCACCACGAACTGCCGCCGGCCCCAGCCGATGTACGGACGCCACCAGTAGGTCATGGCTTCATCCCTGACCTGCCGGTAGGGGGTGCTCTGTACGGAGTGATCGACCTCCACCCCACCTCGCCCTCATCGTTGATAATGCAACCCAAGTTCCTCTGCTGCCAGAGCATCCAAAGCGCAGCATCGGACTCCAACTCGTCCAGAACTCCATATATCTGGCGGGTTTCATCCTCCGTTATGCCTCTTCCCATCAACTGGTGGGCATCCTCAACGATTCGCTTGATTCGCAGCGCCGCTTCTTCGACTTCGTGGCTCATTGATAACGCCCCCCCCTTCTCGGCGTTCGGTGGCGGGGTCATGGAGTCGCCAATCGCACCACCACTTGCCTGGCGGCGATACCCGTGTCAGTGCCTAGCTGCTCCTTCAGGGAGGTCTGGAGGTGGATGAAGCACACCTCCTCCTCCCCGACGACGTACATGGCCTTGTTGGTACACGGCCCCTTCTTGGTCTGGCCTACACACTTGATCATGGCGCTCCTCGATCTGCTCGACGGTATCCAGGGTTCTTGGTATCGGTCCTCCTAGTGAGTTCTCGGCTCACCACCGCGGCGTCCCGCTCGGCTGACTCAAAGAGCATCTGCTTCAGCTTTCGCCTGGCGTAGTACAGCCTGAGGGCATCCCTCGCGGAACGAATCTCGGAGTCAGTCTCCATCGCCGCCCGCACCCAGGTGACCGCTTCGCTCGCTTTTTCAGGACGATTGCGTGTGAGGTACAACCCCTCCAGGCGTCGGATTTCCATCTCTGCATGGTGCTCAAATATCTCTTCGATGGCTAGCTGGTTCTGAAAATAATCACACCAGCGGGTGAACTTGACGAATAAATCCATGAGTTGCTTGTCGGTGAGGTCATCGATGTCAGTCCCCAGGGTGGGAGGCTGATGGTCTGGGGCCTGAGGTTCATCGATCCCCAGATCGGTGTAGACGGCGCGGCGCTGGCCGTTGACCATTCTCGCCAGCGTTTCCTTGAGATCGAGCGGGGGCCGGCGGCTGATCCGGCGACCGACGGATGAGGACTCGTCCTCCTGAGTTTGCATGCTTCTCCTCGTAGCGTTGGCAATCGGCACAACCGTTGAAGGGGCATGGTGGAACACGGCCCCCCTGGAGTGCCATGGTGATGCGGCTGCACTTGTCTAGTCGATCCGCGATGCGGTCTTCCTGGTACTGGACAATCATCTCCTTGGTGCGCTGGTTCCATTTGCACTCGTACAGGAAGAGCACCTCGTGGTACTTGCGGCTCATGTAGCAATAAAAATCACCTTGTCGAACGTGTGAGGGGAATGGGTGCCGGATGGAATCCCACAGCCCGTCGTAGTCTAGAAACTTCCTCGATTTTCCGTTGATGTGGAAGTCGTAGGTGTGCTGAGCGATCAGGTTGGGCGCTTCAAAGCGCAGCGTCCCCAGGCCCACGCTCTTGATCTCGATGATGGGGCCGTCCCAGGTGTCCAGCCCATCGGCATGCCCAGCCATGTGCAGGTTCTGGTTGAACAGAGGCACCTCGTGGTAGTCCAGGAACTGCCGCGGTCGATGACACTTCTCACACTCCTGGGGAGCTACCGCGGGGAAGGCGTAGTGGCACTCACGGCAATAAAATGTGCCAGCCAGCCGGCCTAGATCCCAGATCCTTTTTTGCCACTTGCGATGGATCTCGTTGCCTTCATCGAAGACCATCTGTAGCTGCCAGTAGCTGCCTGCCTGTTCAACACGCGCTACCCGCCCTGACAGCCGGTAGTAGCTGGCCCTGGGGCACCAGTCCGAATGGCTGATCTCCGATGGATGCAAGGCGTCGACTCTCAGCCCGTTCTCGCCGCCAGGCTGCAAGAGCAATCTTTGAACGTCCCCAAGGAGTCGGGTGGGCCTCTTGGTCGTGTCCAGGAGCGCCCTCAAGTTGGGGTCGATCACTGGCCGGCGGGACGATGTCCCCGGCCTGGAGAGCTTCCTCACGATGCTGTTGGCGGCGTGCTCGTGCTATCCGCCGACGTTCCCTTTCGCTGGTTCCGCCCCAGACGCCCCACCTCTCCCCGTTCTCGATGGCGTAGTCGAGACAAGCCTCCAGGACCGGGCAGCGGCCTGGGTGGTCCGGATGGGTTCCCAGGCACACGCTGCGTGCTTCCTGCACCTGGGTATTGTTGTGCTGGTGGTCGCTGTAGAAGAGATTTCCCGGTAGACCGTGGCACTTTGCGTGGGCGAGCCAGTCGGGGGATTTCCGCTCGTAGATCGCCGGCAGGGTCTGCCGCCTGTCCACGAAGAACCAGTTCGTGATAGTCGGATTCTGGGAGTGTGACCCAGTGTTCTCCACGTAGCTCAAAGCCGAGAATAGGGCGGCGGCACTCTGCCACTGCGTGGAGCCAGAGAGCGTGGAGGTCGTCGTAACGGAGCGTGATCGAGCTTCGATTGTCAGTGCGCTTGAACTCGATGAGTTCGTCATCGGTGCGCCCGTCGTTCTTGCGGCTCCAACCCGCACCAGAACGTGCGTTCTGAACTCCTCCAAACCTCGCCGTCCCCTTACGCTCCTGCTGCCTGGATAGCAGGAGCCGCCGTGCTCTCACTTCGCCTTCTGCCTTGTCAGCCGCCGGGGGGAGGGGCGAGACTCGTCCGGACGGCGTCCCTTGGTTAGTTGGTCACTAATAGCATCTCGCAGCTTCTGCTGCAAGGAAAGATCCCAACGGCACTGTTCCTCCAGGGCCGCACGTCCGTGCCAGGACTCACCGCCGAAGTGGTAGTAGGCCCCCTTGACCTGGAAGACTTCCAGGCTGAGGCCCAGGGTGACCAACTCCTTGGCCCCGTCGTAGCTCCCAGGAGGGACACTGGTCTCGTTGTGATCAAAGTAGAAGTCTACGACGGCCACCCGCTCAGGGGGATAGCTCTTGTTCTTCGCGGTCCGCGCCTTGATGGTGATTCCCACCTTGCGCTGGTTCTTGCGGTCCCCCTCAGTGAGCCAGTCGTCCCTACGAAGCTCCACCCTGGATGTCATCCAGTAGTTCTTGGCCCGTCCCCCTGGGGTCGTCCTGGGGTCACCGAACATGATCCCGATGCGCTCACGCCACTGGTTGACAATGAAGCAGGTTATGGCCCGATCATCCTCTACCAGGGAGCGTTTCATCGCGGTGTAGCTCTTCCTGAAGAACTTACCGATAAGCCTGGCGGCTAGCCCTACCTGGGTGTCGTCCATGGTGCCTTCGCCCTCGCTTATCGGTGATAGCGCCGGCATGGAGTCGATCACTAGAACGTCCGCGGTTCTGCTCTCTAGAACCGTGATAGCGGCGTTGCACGCTTCCTCTAAGACGTTGGTCTGCATCACCAGGATCTTGTCGGTGTTGCACCCCAGGAGGGTGGCCCAGGCCGGCACGAACTCCTCCGCGGCCACCCAGAAGGTCATGTGCTCGGGGTTGAGGGCCTGCTGGGCCGCGATGGTCTTGAGGATCAAGGTGGTCTTGCCTGAACTCTCGTCGCCGTATAGCTCGTGGAAGGCATTGGTCTGCCAGCCCCCGCCCAGGGCGGTGTCGAGGGCATAGCTCCCGGTGGTGATCCTGGGCAGGTCCGAGTAGCGGATCTGGCTGCCCCAGACCACGGTCTCAGGCCCCATCTCCTTGTTGATCTCGGCCATGACTGCCTCGATGGTCTTCCTGTCAGAAGACACGACTGGGCCTCCTTCGCTCTAGCTGGTCAGCCTTCTCCTGGGCTGTGATCCGGTCGCGGAACGGGCCACCCACGATGGCCCGGTTGGCGGTGTCGATCACGTAGTAGCTGTTGCCGCGGATCTCCACCTGATAGTGCTGGAGGACCGGGTTGTACCCGTCACTTCTTGGCACTCTTGGCCGTCGTCTTCTTGGCCGGGGCCTTCTTGGCCGGCTCTTCCTTCTTCTCCTCGCGCTTGCCGCCCTTGCCAAAAGGCGCGGCCCGCTTACCGCCAAAGGGTTCCTTCTTCTCAGCCATCAGCGGTTCTCCTTCTTGTTGTAGCCCTTGGTGGCCTTCTGGGGCTTGGCCTCGCCCTTCTTGCTCATCGGCTTGGCCCCCGATTCGCGGGTTTCGGCTGCCTCCCTGCC